GGGCCGGGTCAATGCCCACCACGACCTTGGTCCGCATCCACGCCTTGATCAGCGGCATGCTCTTGTCCGCCAGCATGTCGAGATCGTCCTCGGTGATGAGCATGCCCCGCTCCAGCATCCACTTGAGGCGGTAGCTCATCTGGAACTCTTCGGAGTCCTCCCCGAGGCGCAGCTTCTCCTTCTCGATGAACTTCTTGTAGGCGGGGTTGTACTTGCTGACAACTCGGTCGTCGTACTCGAAATGGTTGGACCGCTTGCCCCGTGCCCGGCGCTTGTTGAGGCCGATGGCCTTGTAGAAGTCGCCCTTGTTGAAGCCGGGCGTCCCGATCTTCACCATGGTGCCAGCGTTGGCGGCGAGCATGGGGTGGACGCTCTTGCGAACCACCTGCTCATCGGCCTCCTGGGCCTCATCGATCACGATGATGTGATACGTCGAGCCCTCGATCTTGGCTCTCGGGTTGGCGGTCTGACGACGGCAGAAGGAGCCGTTGGAGAGACGTATCATACGGCTCTTTCCATCGACCTTCTCATCGATCTCTGGGTCGGAGAGGATCGCCAGGGCACGGTCGCTGGTGAGCCGGTCAGCGATGCGGCTGAACACCAACTCGCTCTGCTCCTCGACCGGTGCGAACAGGCCCACCCAGACCCCGTCCTCAAACTGCTTCATGTTGGGGTAGGTCTTCGCCAGGATCGGGAACAGGATCATGCAGCCAGCCAGGGTGGTGGCGACGATCTCACTCTTCCCGCTCTGGCGGGCCATGAGGCCGGTGATCTCCTCGGCGTCGTTGAGGATCAGGGACTCGATAACCCTGTATGACATGGCCCGCTGGTACGGGCGGAACTCCTTGCCCCACAGTTCCTCGCAGAACAGGATCGTCCGCTTGATCATCTGGTCGAGGAAGTCGGCCATCTCGGGAGCGAGTTCCGCTGCCAGCGGATCCTCATCGATCCCGCTGGCGTTGTCCTCGTCCTCTTCCAAGGCCTCTAGGGCAGCCAGTTCGGCAGCCTCTTCCTCACTGGGGCCGTAGCCGAGGTCCGTGATCGTGAACGACACTGCGCCCAACATACGCCGAAGGCCCGGTCCCTTGCGGGTACCAGGCCTCCAAGCGCCACTTACCGAACTACGACTGCTCTCGCTAGTTCGCCCCCCAGTGTACCCCTGCTGTCAACGGTTCGGAACGTCTGACCGGGGTATCACCCGCACCCGCTTGGCAACCAGCGGCTTCGGCAGCGGCACGTTCTTGACCATGGGAGATGGGCAGCCGACACGGAGGTGGCGCTCCAGTGCCTCGTCCAACGTCTGTCCTCGCATGTGACCGACCTGCCCCTTGCAGTGAGGGCATGGGATGGTCTTCGGCATCAGGTCTTCTTGCGTCGAGCTTCGTAGTAGTCCTGGCTGATCTGCACGCAGCGATCGCCCTTGCAGCCCTTCTGCCTGCGGTACAAGCTGGCGTGCGGGCAGGCAGCGCTGTCGATCTCTGGATCGACGCCGCAGACGTGCAGTTCGGACACCACGATCGGCAGCGCCTTGCGGCCGGGACGGCGTCCTTCCAGCGTCTGGATGCGTCTGTCCTGCTGTCGGACGTGCGCTTCCAGCGTGGCAAGGCGTGTGGTCAGTTCGGGTTCATCGTTCATCGGGGGGTCCATCCTTCGGGCATGGGCCTCGGCTCCCACAGCGCTGCCTGCATCTTGAGGTCGAGTGCGTGTTCGTTGATCTGCTGCCGGGCCTCGACGCACCACTGGTGCGTCATGTCAACGGGTGCAGACAGGTCGGTCATCCCAGTTCCTGCGCCAGCGGCGGCACGCACATGATCTGCCAGACCTCGCCGCCTGGTGCCATGCCGAAGACGAAGCCCTCGGCGTTGACCTCGTCCTCCTGCCACGTCACGCTGTTGCGTGAGGCAGCCAAGTCACGGAAGCCTTCGATGAGGCTGATCGCCCCGTCCACGTCCGTCGCCTTGGTGGAGCGGACCGTGTCCAGATCCGGCATCGTGCCCTTGCGAAGCTCGACTGTGTAGTGCTTGTACACGGGCCACTCCAGTTGTAGTTCTTGCTGTTCGTACATGAAGTCAAAGATACAGGATCTTTGACGGAGACTCAACCTTCGGCCTCATACCGATCCCTCAGCGAGCGCACTGCCAGGTGCATCTGCTCCGAGTGCAGGTCCAGTTCCGACAGGAGCCACCCCCGGTCGATCTCGTTGTGCATCAGGCCCCTCAGCAGTTCCGCCATCCGCTGCATCGACGTCTCCATCAGCAGTTGGACCTGCTCCGGCGCCATCCGATCCAGCCGGTTCTTGCTCTTCGGCTTCTGCACTCGTCTGAGCACGTCCCCACTCTCCGATGCGCTCAGGCAGGAGTTCAAGCCCCCACGGTGTGACGGTGTCCTTGTAGCGACAGAGCCCCACATGGAGCCAGTGCTTGTGTGATACCCGGATACGGAAAGCTCGGGTGGAGTAGCGGTACGGCGGGAGCGCCTCTTCCATGTGCGCCTTGGTGAGGAAGGTGCGGTCGGCGGCGTCGTGCTCGACGCCCCAATAGAGCGGGATGCCCCGAACGATGATCACAGCCAGAGCCAGGTCAGCGTGACCCAGTTGTGGGCACGAGGGTCCATCCGGCGGTCCATCTCGGCGTACGCATTGTCCAGCAGCTTCTGCCAGGCGCCACGGTCGCCGGGGTACTGCTCTTCTTCGAAGGCAGCCTCGACCTCTTCACGGGAGTAGCCCCACTGCTTGTTGCCATCAACGGTGCCGGGGATGATGCCCCACTGCACCTCCACCAACAGCTTCGCCATCTTCGCCGTCATGGCACCACACTCCTTCTGGACACTTCATCGATCCCGAGGACGTCCACGAGGGCCACGACCAGCTTGGAACTCTGGCGCCGGGTCAGCCCAGCGTCAGGGTCGTGCTGCTGCGTGCACCAGTAGCTGTGAGCGATGTGGTGGCCGATGCCGCCCATCACCTCACGCAGCGAGCACTCGTAGTGGGCGTACTGCTTGGGGTTCAGCGGCGCCCAGGCGTCGAACTCCTCGATGGGCTCGTCACAGAGGACGCAGACGTCGATCACCAGACCTCCCAGTACTTCATGTTGCCCAGGGCCAGCCACCGGTCAGGGTGCTCCTTGAGGTAGGCCACGGCTTGGTCGTTGCCCGCTCGACACGTCGCACAGTCGTGCGCTGGCTGGAAGCGCTCGACCTCTTCCCAGTCGTCGGTGATCAGCCACTCGATCTTGTCCATGACCAACGCCTTGGGCCGCTGCTTCTTGTACTGGCCCATGGCTGAGCGCTGAGCGAGTCGATCCAGCATCTCGACGTGCTCTGGATCCGTCAGCGTGATGTGCGGGGCGCAACCGAGGACGATGAAGTCGTAGACCGGCTCGCTCACGTACGCAACCTCGACCCGAGGCCACGGCGCTTCTCGTTGGACGGCAGGTTCTCCTGGCCGGTCATCTTCTCGAAGACGTGGTTGTTGAGCGTCGAGTTGATGTACTTGCCCTTGGACACGACACGGGCGAACGAGCGGTAGCCCTCGTAGTCCACGTTCTCGTAGATGTGGCCCGGTCCCTTGCCGTTGCGCCACTGGACCTGTAGCTGACGCTGCAGGTGATCGAAGCGGAAGCGTGACACACGGCTGCTGCTGGGGACCTCGATCCAGGGACCGAGGTCGTGGGCCTGACCGGCCTCGACACCGGCATAAGCCTCTTCGGGAGTCAGCGCCTGGATGTGCTCTTGACGGGCTGCGTTGCCGGGATCCGGTGACGTCATGCCCGTGTCGAACGTGGTCTTCTTCGGCATGGCTAATCCTCTCACCCACCGAAGCCCTGTTTGAAGGCTCGACGGTTGGCGGCAGTGGAGCCTCGGACCTTGACGGTGGGGCTCTTGCTGACGGTCTTCTTGGCCGCAGCCTTCTTGGCCGGGCGCTTGCGGGGGGCCGGAGCCCGCTGCGGCATCTGCAGCAGCATGAGGTGCTGGCGCAGCGCTGCGTTCTCGGCCTGCAGACGCTGCACGGGGACCAGGTGGTTGAAGAACCGGGGGTCCGACATGATCGTGACCACGGTCTGCGCCACGAGGATCGTCAGCGCCTCCTGCTGCTCGATCGGGACACCCAAGGCCATGACGTGGCCTCGGATGGCCTGCAGGAGATGATCGCCTTCGTTCACGACTCGTAGTGTCGCCGGGAACGAGGCTCTGGTGTGATCCAGACCTCGTTGGTCGGGGATGTCGAACGCACCGGCTGACGCCGGGTGACCCAGATCGCCCGTGCCTCCAGGAGCATGTAGGTCGCCATGGCGAAGCCCGCCGCCGACACGATGTAGTCCATCACCGGAAGTCGTCCTCGGTGACCCAGGCCACCCCGGTGCCGCCGTAGATCAGCGGGTCATCGAAGCGGATGCGGTACATGAGCCTGTCTCGGTCAGCGTCGTGCATCCTGGCCTCCACCATGCCGGTGAAGAGACGGACGTCGCCGTCCGGACCGTAGGGCACGGCCACGGTGACGTGAGAGGGGATGGTGGGAGCAGTCATAGTTCTTCCTCGTTGGAAACCTTGGGCATGAGTGTCATACGCAGGACGCCGTAGCTGTTACGGATCGTGAAGACGCAGGTCTTCTCGGGGTGCATCTCCAGCACACGCAGCGGGAAGGCCTTGTCGAGTTCCGACTGGTCCCACCAGTGCTTGGCAGCGGTGACCATGTCGAAGAAGAAGACCGGGTTGAATCCGGCGGCGAACTGTATCTCACCGTGCTCGATCAGCCCGTCGATGTTGGGGAGCTTGACGGGCAGCTTGAAGGCCTGGTCACTGGCGTGGTCCTTGCCGCAGAAGAGCACGTTCCACTCGTCCCAGTGGGGGGTCGCCCGACGTTCGACGTGTAACTCAACGGGTCCGTCCATCGCCAGGTCCAGCCGATCGTTCAGCCAGCGCAAGCCGACCGCCATGATCTCCTGGTCGTGGTAGGTGGCGACCTCTTCGTTGAGCAGGACGCTGTGCATCCGGAAGCCGTCCGACACTGACAGGCGGGTCTTGCCCGCATACGGCTCGATGAGCACGCAGTGAGAGAAGTGGTCAGGCTCCAGGGGCGCACGCCTGGCGGCGGCTGCCTTGAGCACTCGCAGTGTCCGACGCAGCACGTCCCTCGTGCTGGTGAACTTCTGCGTTGCGGTCATGCCTCAAAGATACGGTATCTTTGACAGGTTCGCAACTCAGGTGGGCTCATCCAGGTATCGAATCCTGGTCTTGCCGTTGTGACCGTGGATGTGGACCACCGACTCCATGCCTCGCTCGTAGTGCACGACCGACGACGGCCAACCGCCAAGCCAGCGCAGACTCACGACGCCGTCTGAGAACTCGACGCCCTCGCACACGACTCCTGTGCCCGATACCCCGGTTTCGTCAACGTCACGATCGAGCACGAACCGACGGAAGCTCACTCCTGCCGCCCTTCGGTGAAGCCCTCCACGAAGGCCTCTTCCAGGGTGATGTCCTCGTCGTCCTCGGGCTCGTCGGCGTCGTCCTCGTCCAGAGGGATCTCCTCGACCTCCGGGACCGGCGAGTGCGGTGCGAACGTGATGTCCCACAGCGAGACGCCGTAGTCCCGGTAGGTGAAGGGCAGAGCCGAGATCGTGATGCCATCGAACGGCCGACCTGCCTTCATGTGGAGGTCTGCGAGATCGTGGAGGGTGCGTTGCAGCGACTCCAGTACCTTGTTCATGGTCAGCGCCTGGCTCATGAAACGGGATCCTAGGTGAAGCCCCACCGCACAGGACGTCCAGCCGGTCCGCTCAGGAGGGCCAAGCCTCGTCCGCTCCCACCTCCCTTACCGCCGCCGGTCCTAGACCCGCTTGGCGAAGAAGATGATCAGCAGGATGATCAGGATGAGGATGAGGATGCCACCGATGCCGTAGCCCATGCGGGGGACGCTAGCCCAGGTCAGCCGGGCAGTACTCCTGCCCCAGCCACTCCTTGAACTGCGGGCCGTCTGACGGCGTCTGGCTGTGTGTTACACCTGGATCGTAGAAGGGCGCCAGCAAGGCGATCGATGCCACCAGCAGCGCTGGGATCAGGTGGAGCGGGGTGATCAGGCGGTAGACGGGCAGTACACGCCGATCCACTCTTGACTCCTGAAACGTGCGACAGAAAGCCCTTCCAGTTGCTCTGGAGTGGGCTCGTCGTTGAAAATGTTGTGGGCTTCCAAAGGCTCCCCGCACCTCTCGCAAACCTCGTCTTTCGCATCCGCCATCAGACGAGAGTACAGCACGGAAAGAGCCGCCCCAAAGGGCGGCTCTCTCATCGATCGATGTGCTCAGACTTGATGATCTCTCGGATCGTCACTTGGGAGAGTCCGGTCGCCAGCCGTATGTCCACGGCCGTGACGCCAGCCTTGTGGGCCGACCTCACGAGGTTGACGAACTCCCGCTTGGACTGAGCCACCTCTTCGTCTCGGCGCTGCTTGCCCGCCGTCAGGCGTTCAAGCCAGCGGTCTACTGGTTCCACGTCTGACCCTCCTACGGTCATCCAGGGAAGGAGCCGGGCGAAGTCCGGGGACGTCCACCACGACTCCTTCCCTGAGGCCATCAGAGCAGACGGGCCAGTTCGGCCTTGAGCGTGAGGATGGACCCCATCTCGTCGCCGTTGCGCCGGATCGTCGCCTGCAGGATCGCACGGACACGGCGGTTGGCCGGATCCGAGGCCGGGAAGCAGCCACGGGTCATCGAGAGGTCGATGACATCGTTGCGGAGGCTGTTGTGGCGGTACTCGCACCACTCCATGAGGCCTTCGGCCAGGATGCGGCGCTTCTCCAGCGGCAGCACGACGCCGTCGATGACGAGCATGTAGACGCCGCCGTCCACGAGCACGTCGGGCTCGCCCGGTGCATCGAACTTGACGAGCGTCTTGTGGTTGCCCGGTCCGATCTTGGAGACGTAGGCACCGGCCATGTCCGGACCCCACTGGTGGAGCCAGGTCAGCGCCCAGCCGATCTCCGCCGTGGTGTACGCCGTCCCGTGACGGCCGTTCACCTCATCTGCGATGGACTGGTACGTCCCGCAGATGACGTTGTCCCACCCCGTGCTGGGGCAGGCCCGAGCGGCGAAGAAGGTGTCGAGGACATGACGGGCCGAGGTCGGCACCGCTGTCGGGGGTCCTGAGGGCATAATTGCCTCCTGAGTTGTCTGTGGATAAGGGGACTCACTCGGGGGGCCGGTGTTGACGCACCGGCCCCCTTACTCGGGTAGGGCTGTGTGATACCGAGGTACCACG